ATCATATGGAAAAAAACAAATCTAAAGGATTAGGCGATACAATAGAAAAAATAACAAAAGCAACAGGGATAAAAAAAGTCGTAGACAAAGTTAGTAAAATCACTGGTAAAGATTGTGGTTGTGATAAAAGAAAAGAAACTTTAAACGAATTATTTCCCTATAATAATTTTAACATATGGTAAGAGCAAATGAAGTTTATCAAAAAGTTTTAGCTTTTGCTAATAAAGAACAAAGAGGATATTTAACTCCTCAAGAGTTTAATTTATTTGCAAATCAAGCACAATTAGAAATATTAGATCAATATTTTTACGACATAAATCAATTTAGTAGATTACACGGTAATGATACTGAAAACTCTGACATGCTAGATTTATTACACGAAAAACTAAGTGTGTTTAGACAGGTAGTTCAAACAACAGCACCAAACGGTATTCTAAATTTACCTATAGATTTTTATAAACTAGGTTCATTATATGATTCTTCTGGTAATGAATTTGAAGATACTACTTATGATAGATATCAATTATTATTAAAATCTCCACTTACTACGCCAACAACAGAAACACCAATACATTATCAAACAAATTCAGGTGTACAAATATTCCCAGTAAACACAAACGCAATAACTCTTAGTTACATAAAAAAACCTTCTATAGTAAAGTGGGGTTACGCTGTAATTAATGAAAAAGCTTTATATGATCCAACTAATACTACAGATTTTGAGTTACACTCTTTAGAAGAAGTTGAGTTGGTATATAAAATATTAAAATATGCTGGTGTTGCTTTTAGAAGAGAAGATATAACTCAAGTTGGTCAAGGTTTAGAAACAGCAAAAATACAACAAGAAAAACAATAAATAAATGGCTTTATTAGACAATACATCGCAACAGCAATATTACAATGATGAAAACTTTGGTAATTATCAATTTACTTCATTAAACAATATAATAAATCAATTTATGATTGGCTTTGTTGGTGAAGATAAAGTTATATCAAAAATAAGTAGATCTGACGTTTCTTTTCACGCTCAAAGAGCATTACAAGAATTATCTTTTGATACTTTTAAATCTTGTAAGTCTATAGAATACGATGTTCCAGCTGGTTTATCAATGCCACTACCTATAGATTATGTTAATTATACTGCTGTTAGCTGGATAGATGGTTCTGGTATAAAACACAGAATATATCCTACTAGCAAAACTTCAAATCCAACAAGATATCAACAAGATTCAAACGGAGATTATTTATTTAATAATACTGGTGGTTTAATAGAATCTGGTAATTTAATATCTAATTCATCTTTACAAGGTGGTTTTGGTAATTTTAATTTAAATGTAGATGTTACAGATAATACTGGTCAAACTTCTACAGCTGCTGCTGGTACTACTGCAGATCCAATATCAAATAGTGTAGGATGGTTTTTTGATGATAATAGTATAATAGGTTATAACTTAGCTCAAAACCAAGGTTTTAATCTTTTAAACCTACCTATTGAAAGTGGTGAAAAATATACTATAACATATACTTTAAGTGGTTATACTTCTGGAACTTACGAGTGGGTTGTTGTAGATGAAAACCAAGACTTTGTAGTTTCTGCTCAGGTT